ATAAAGAAAAAATTATTATCAGGCGATTACAGTAAATTAATTGCTAATGGTTATTAAATGGATTTGCCCAAGGTAAACATAGCAGTTGCCGCTTCTGCGGTGGTGGCTATTGTTTCAACAGTGGGCGGTGGCATTTGGTATGCAAGTTCACAGGCTTCAATAATTGAAGGCCTTACGGAACAAGTCGAAACCTTAACTATTGAAAATAACGCAACTGATCGCACAAATTTGATTAGAGACGTAGAGGAAAATACAGAACAAATAGCAGAAATCATAGAATATATAATAGAAGTTGAAGAGGATGGCGGGGACACCATTGACGAAATTTATGACGAGTTCGAGGACGTTTACGAAACTCAGGAAGGCTTTCTGCTTCAATTCAATCAGATTATTAAACTGCAAGCTAGAATAAAGACCCTTGAAAATACAATAGAATACCTGACGAGACGCCCAATTAATTCTGATGGCATGTAAACATGGACCCAATTACAATTTTAGCGGGCATAAAAACAGGCCTCGCCGCAGGAAAAACTGTAGCAGGATTGAGCAAACAAATCGGGCAATTTTTTGACGCAACTGACCAAGCAAAGAAAACTCTACAAAAAAAAGGTGTATCAAGCAAAAGCGCAAATGCTACGGCGTTGGATCGCTGGGCGAAACTCAGACAGGCTGCGGAAGCTGAGGAAGAACTCAAAGAATGGATAACTCAGACATATGGCAGGAGCAAATACTTGGAACTCCTGAAACTGAGAAGGGAAGTTTTAGCAGAAAAACGCGAGGCAGAGGCTCTAGCGCGACATGAGGCGCAAGAGAGGGCAGACCTAGCATTGACTGCGGTTTCAATCGTTTTGCTTCTCACGGCGGCTGTTATTGGCTCTACGGCCTATTTGCATTACATGGAGTGGATTGACATAATGGATTTTTGGCCTTGGTAACTTATGCTTTAGTTTGGTTTCATTTTATCCGGACGGATCATTTACAATATTATTTGTTAGATACTTACGTTGATAAAGAAACTTGCATAGTGGAGCGAGATAAGGCGAAAGTACTGGTAACTTCAAACGACATGATTTTGGAGTGCATTTTGCTCAGTGACAATAATTGAAGTTAAGCCAAATCGTTATGTAGTGTATACAAAAGACGGTAAAGTTGCTATACAAACAAGTGACCTAAAAGTTGCTAGGGGTTTTTTAAATGAATGACTTTGAAAAATTAGACAAAGATAAAAATGGCAATTTAAGTAAAAAAGAATTTCAACAGTTGGAAATTGAAGACCGTAGACTTAAAATTGCTGATGCTGACGAAAAAAGAAATACAGAAAGATTATTAGTAAAAGCTTGCTGTGCGGGCATGCTGTTATATCCGTTTATTATTTTGTTGGCTTCTGTTTTGGGTTTCGAAACTGCGGCCTCACTAATTACAGATATTGCAAGCTTATATGTCCTGGCGGCTAGTGGTGTTGTTGTTGGGTATTTTGGGTTCAATAGCATAAGGGAGAAAAACCAATGATTGGGCAATTATTAGGACCAGTTGCAAGTTTAGCGGGTTCATGGATTGATGCCAAAACCACAAAACAAGCAGCGGAAGCAAAGTTAAAACTTACAGAAGCTGAAGCAAAAGCAAAAATACTTTTATCAGAAAAAACAAGCGTTGCTGATTGGGAGCGCGTAATGGCAGAGAATAGTGGCTCATCTTGGAAGGACGAATTTTTTGTAATTGTGCTAAGCATTCCATTAATTTTAGCATTCGTTCCTGGAGCCGAAGGCATTGTTGATCGTGGATTTGAACAACTTCATAAAGCACCAGACTGGTATTTTTACAGCTTGGGTATTGCAATTTCAGCCTCTTTCGGTGTGAAGGGCTATAAACAATTTGTAAGGAAAAAATAATGACAAAACAAAATTGGGATAGTTTTTTTGATATGTTAATGCATCACGAGGGTGGATTTACTGACGATCAGCGTGACAAGGGAAATTCTAAAGGTGATGGACATGGCAATGAAGGTTCTACGATGTTGGGCGTTACTTCGTTTAATTGGGCTAAATGGACAGGAAAGCCTGCTCCAAAAGAGGTTATGCGAGCTTTAACAAAAGACGATGTAAAGCCTTTCTACGAAAAGGATTACTGGACGCCAGTTCGCGGAAATGATTTATTTAGTGGCTTGGATTACAGCATTGCAGATATGGCTGTTAATGCCGGAGTTTCTAGAGGTGCAAAACTTTTCCAAAGAATACTTGGCGTAACTGCTGATGGTGCTATTGGAAATCAAACTCTCAAAGCAATGCATGAAAATGATCCGTTAGAACTTATAGAAAAATACTATGATGCAAGAGAAGGTTTTTACAGAAAATTACCAGATTATGAGGTTTACGGAAAAGGTTGGTCACGAAGAAATAAAGAAACCTTTGAAAAATCAAAAACTTTAATAGACCTTTAAAAACTTTTATGATTAAAACTTTTTGTGGGCTAATAGGTTTAGAGTTTTTTCGAACTTGTCCAGTTTTTGCTCTCTTTGCAAATTAGCCCACACCAATTTTCTTTTCCCTGGTAAAATTTGAGAGCTCTTTTTGGGCAACCCAAAGGTTAATTTTTGCGCTAATGTGACTGTCTAATCGCCATACTTCCATTGCACATTTATCATATTGTTGCTTTAAAAAAATATATTCGGCTAACTCTTCTTTGTTAAGTTTAGATTTCATTTATCTTTCTTAAAACCTCCGGCAAAAATAAATAATCTTTTCCATAATTTTCAACCCAACGCTTTTTGCTATTGTGGATTGCATCTATACCGTTTTGATGATGATTTTTACAAAGCGGAATTGTTTCATAATCGCTTGATTTTTTAGAACCAAACCTATCGCAAATAATATGATGTGCATCACTCGGTGGTGGATGATTGCAAATTACGCAGGGTAAAGATTTAACTTTTGTTAAATGCTCTCTGCTTTTTGCGTCTTTTTTTTGTTTTGGTTTTTTCAATCCAAGTGGTGGCCTGTTAAGCAAATTCATCTGGGCAAACCTTTATGTTTACTGCGCCATATTGAACAGGGTCGCCTCTGCGTATGCTGATTGCAAAGTTATAATCATTTACCCCAATAGCTTCAGATAAGCCGTCAAGACCCGCTTTTAGACTCGCTAGCATGTTGTCTAGATCACGCTTTCGCTTATCTGGCGGGTGAAATGTTATTGAAAGCAAGACGTTTCCCTGGAACGGCTGCAACGCTGCTTTGCAGAACCCAAAACAAGCGAGCTTGTACTGAGCTTTTATCTTTGCCGCTTTCATATAATGAACCCTTGAATTAGGGCTCAATTCTTTGGGCATCCAGGGCAATTGAACTTGCATAAATTCATCATAGCAAAATTAAAATAAAAATAAAGACTTGAGAAAGAATTAACAAGAATATAGGGTAACGTCAGCAAGAACGGAGGACAACATGCAAACACTTGCAATAATTAAAGAGGTATTTGCTCAAGCTACTTTAGGGCAGCTTTTGGGCGAATTAATGGGTGCTATAGCACTTTTTGTAATCTTATTTAGCGGATTATTCGCTATTTTAGTATGGAGTTAAAAAATGACAGTAAAAAGTATCGCAACCGCTTTAGCAAAAGCGCAATTACAAATGGGTAAAGCTCTTAAAACAAGCTCAAACCCGCATTTTAAATCAAAATATGCAGACCTTGCATCAGTTATGGATGCTTGCATGGAAGCGTTAAACAGTAATGGAATTGCTGTAATTCAACCAGTAGAAAATGATACGGAAAATGGCTTAAGTGTTACGACTGTTTTTATTCATGGCGAAAGCGGTGAAAGTTTACATAACGATGTTCCTTTAGTTGTTAGCAAAAACGATATGCAGGGCTATGGCTCAGCTATGACTTATGCAAGGCGTTATGGGTTAATGATGATGGCAGGGCTTGCTCCTGAGGAAGACGATGGCAATGCCGCAGTCAGAGCCGCGCCTGCTAAAATTTCAAAAGAACAGTTAGATCATATTAGTACCTTAATTAAAGAAACTGATAGTAACGAGAAAAAAATGTTCAAAGTTTATGGAGTTTCAAAGCTAGAAGAAATGAACGTTCAGCAAGCAGATCAATGCATAAAATTACTAAATACTAAATTGCAAAAAAAGATTGCTGAAGAAATGAAGAAACAAGAACTAGAGCATAATAAACATATTGAAACTGTTAACGAAGCGGCTCAAGAAAATTCAGTAATTGAATTAAAAAAGCAGAAAGGTGCGGACGATGGAACAACGCACTGAGGAATGGCATATTGCCAGAGCGGGGTGCGTAACTGCATCCCGACTATCTGATGTAATGGCTAAAACCAAATCGGGAGTAAGTCAGACTAGAGAAGGATACAAAAAACAAGTATTGGCAGAGAGGTTGACCGGAACGCCAAATGAAACTCTTTTTACTAATGCCGCTATGGAATGGGGAATAGAGAATGAGGCAAATGCTAAAACTCATTACGAATATTTATATGACGTGGATGTTAAAG